ATATATATGCGATATGGCCCTGCAATATACGTTGTGGGTGAGCCTGTTGTTGATGTGGCTTGGGATAGATAAGCAGGGTATCTGATGACTACGATTCCTGAACCGCCATTTGCTCCACCGTTTGCAACTGGATTTGGTCCACCACCGCCTCCTCCACCAGTATTTGATAAACCTGTTGAAGCAGGTGTAGAACCTCCTCCACCATTTCCACCACCTCCACTAGCGTAAGAAATAGATGTTCCACCACCTCCACCGCCTCCACCAGCGTACTGAACAGACGTGCCAGTAATAGATGAAACAACCCCTGTCCCACCAGAACCACCTTGACCATTAACACCAGTTAAACCTGCTGACCCTGCGCCACCACCTCCTCCACCACCAACGCCAGATGGAACTGATGGGTAATTATATCCAGCGCCCCCACTATTTCCTTGACCAGAAGTACCTGAACCACCAGAACCAATAGTTGTAGATTGATAACCAGAACCCCCTCCACCACCTGAACCACCTGATCCTCCATTACCTTGAATTTGACCTCCACCACCTCCACCAGTTGCAGTTATTGAACCAAAAACAGAATTATTACCAGCTTGACCATAACCAATAGCTCCAGCACCACCAGAGCCAATAGTGATGGTAATTGATGAACCAATCGTTATTGAATAACCAGTTGCTTGCAATAAACCGCCAGCACCACCAGCACCGCCTCCATTTTGGCCACCTCCACCACCTCCAGCGACAACAAGATACTCTACTGTTTGAACAGGGTAGTTCAGCCCATTGTATTGAGCAGAGATAAATCCACCAGGATGGGATTGAAAACTCATTTTAAGAAATCAGTTCGTAAGATACGGTGTATGACAACGCTGATGCTGTACCACTTGTGACTGTGATTGAGTTTCCATCAACCAAGTAAAAAGCAGTGGTCTTATCACTCAAAATCAATGATGAATTTGGTGGTACAGAAATCTGATATGCCAAGCTTGACACCACAGAACCGCCCGATGGAGCAGAACCTTGGGCAACAGCGCCGTTTGAATAGTATTGCAAAGTTGCAGTGGCTGCACTTGATGTCAAGTTAGCAACCATTACTTGGTCAATCTTGAACACTTGTGCGCTACCTGATGCATTTGGAAGAAGAACCACAGCAGTGTTCACACTAGGAGTGTATCCAGTCGTGATGCCGTTGATGGTTGTGACGTTGACGATATTGACTGCCATGATTAACTCCTAAATTAGAACCCAAAGATCATCGCCATTGCGATACTCTTACCTGTTGAAATACCAGCTGTTCCCCATGTGGGAGCACTAGAACCGTTTGAAAGAAGTGCTTGGCCGGATGTGCCAGCAGCAGTAAATGCTATACCACCTGAGCTTGTTCCGTATGCAACTGCACCCGCAGTAACAGTATTAAAACTTGTTGCTCTAGCGTAGTCACCGCTAACAGTGTTGTAGTAAACAATCGCTGTTTCGCCATTGGCTATCGTAACACCTGTACCTGCTGACTTTTTAATGGTGATTGCATAGCCACCTGTCGTAGCGTTTGTAAGCAAAAACATCTTACTACTTGCAGGCGCAACAATGTTCCTGGCTGCCGTTCTTGATCCCGTGCAGTTTAATACAGCGTACTGAGCTACAGTTGAATTGGTTGCTGTTGATGGAAATGTGCTAGTCGTTGTGTTGTTACCATTGGTAACTGATAATGTGATATCAGAATCTTGCGTGATATTGTTAACACCAGCAATTGAAATATCGACAATAGATGTTAAGCCATAGTTAACATCATCGCCCCACACGCCACTTTCCGAGCCTGTTGTCGGCTGGACTAGCCCCAATAGAGTTGTATTCGCAACTGTCATTTAAATCCCCTATGTTGAAATAATAGTCCAATTGGGTGATTGGCTATCAACGACCACTGTCCAATTCGGTGTCTGCGTGTCCCCTATATTCTGCCATGAAGGAGATTGACTGTCATCAATTAATTCCCACAATTTTCTAGCAAAAAGAGAGTCCGTCGCAGTCACACTTTCTGTCAAACTAACAAAGAAAATACTTCCAGCAGGGCTTACCACATCCGCTAAAGATACTGTCTCTGTTACTGTTACAAACTGCGTTGCCGTAGTCGTAACTGAATCCGTTACCGTGGCCGTTTCTGAAACATTAACCGTCATGGTTAATAAACCTGTCTCAGATTCCGTTGCCGTTATTACTTCTGTTACCGATACATTAAATGCTCCACCTGGAACCACTGTATCCGTAACCGTTGCTGTTTCCGTTACCAGTCCAACAAACGTAAATCCACCTGCTTGGCTTGAAGTTACCGTAGCCGTTTCCGTTACCGATGCCACCGCATTCAAAGTTACCGATTCAGAATCCGTTAACGTAGCAGTTTCACTAACTGATACTGGCATTGAATTGCCTACACTTACAGAATCCGTTACCGTATCAGTCTCAGAAACAGTATTGTTAAAACTAACTATGCCTGTCTCAGAATCTGTAACCGTAGCAGTTTCGGTAATCGTTACAGCACTTATGGCCGTATACGATTCTGAATCGGTAACAGTTGGAGTCCCACCCCATACACCATTACCCCAAGTACTTAATCCAAACGACCCGCCATTTACATTTTCCGTTACAGAAGCTGTATAGACGTTGTAACCCCAAGGTGCTTGGCCCCAATTACCTGAACCCCACCCACCTTGAGCTGCCATATCATGCTGCTACCAATTGATTTTCTTGAAACCATCTTTGTTGCACAATGCCATTCTCATCTGTCCACGAGATGAGATAAGAGATGTTTCCAGACGAATCCATCTGCAAAGCCTCAACTGGCCCAGCAGGATCAACAGGAGTTGGTGTCACTTTAACTTGCTCACCAATGGTAAATTTTGCTGCCATAATTAACCCTTAACAGTTGGCGGTGTAAGTGACATTTAATGTGTCACCATTTAATACTGAACGATTAGTGGCAAAGCTACCAGCAGAATACAAAGTACCTGTTGTTCCACCTTTTGTGCTATTGGTTACCAAGAATGCACCAGCAATTGTGCCAGTCGCATTGATGTTGAATGCCGTAGCTGATGTGGAAATCGTTCCAGTACCAGCAGAACCTGCACCGCCGCCAGAGGCAGATGCTGATCCAAATGAAGCGGCAGGACGGGTAGAGTTGGAATAACCAGTATTCTCAGTCCATCCAGAATGTGATGCCATCGTGTCTGAAGCGTTATATGTAGGAGATGAACCGCCATCTACTAGACCCAAATACCATGCGGCAGTATAAGAAGTGCCAGCAAAATACTTGTTCAAAAGGTCTGTTTTACCTACGTTAACGACCAAATTGGGGACATTTTCTTCCCATCTAACAATGCCATCAGCACCGATACAAGACACAGTATAAACGCCTGTGACCTTCATATCTTCAAGAACATTGCTATTTTGGGTGACGGATGCGCCCAATTGTTCTGTTGCATTAATCTTTTCTTTGTGATCCATGATGGCTCCTAATTAGAACTGCGAATCAATGCCGTGTTGTACGCATTCACAGGCATTGTAATGGTGAAATTTGTCATTGTCTTGTCTGATCCAAAGTCGATCACACAAATGGATTTGTTACCCTTGCTCACGTTATACAACAAACCACAGCGGGCGGTAATTTGGGAGTTAAGCCAAACCACATTGTTAAAATTAACATAAGCTGTATAGTTATAGGTATTAACAGTCGCTCCAGTGACTTGAACGCCTCCAGCCGTATATCCCGTACCTGTGACTTCATTTGCTGTGGAATACACAGTTGTTGCCGGGCCTAAGTTGGCGTATCCTGTGTACAGTGCTATATACAGGTTATCGGTCAAAAGGTTATGCACCCCTTGATAGAGTTCAGCTTTAAACGATGTGGTTTGGGTCTGAATTATGCTCATTGTACGGCTATCCTAACTTGGCCATCACGATAAGCATCCATACGCATCTTGCCATCGCCCAAATTCTTGAGAAGAGCAATTGATTGGGTATACCGATCTTTGTACAAGGCCAACATACTTTCTTCACCTTTGGTATATGCTATGGCTTCCATCAACGTACCATTTAGCAATGCTGAATCAAAATTATCCCCAACCCATGTTTCACCGTTGGGGTTAGTAATTGAAGTTACTGTCAATGCAAAACCTGTACCACCTGTGATGGATGCAGATAAAACATCCCCAACCGCATAATAGCAGCCGTTTGTAATTATCGTTACCGAGCTTACAATCCCGCCTGAAACGACAATAGTGGCAGTAGCACTGTTACCAGTACCGCCAGTAAGAGAAACATTGTAGTAAGTACCATTTGTATATCCAGATCCAACATTGCTAATTGTAGTTGTACCAATAGCCGCTTGAATGATTGACGTTGGGTAGTAGTAATAATGAAGCTCAGCGTTGTACGCCATATTGGGCGTCGGCCCAACAATAAATGTTAACTCAGATTCATTACTAGATTGTGGCCCAAAAATAGCATAGTGCTTGGGTTGTCCTGTTCTATTGGGGTTTGGGTAAGCTTCACGAATAAAGTTCACATCTTTATTCAACAAAAACAATTGATTACCACTAGACCCATCGACAGGGTAAATCGATAAAGAATACACAGAGAGGAAATCATTTGGGGCGGATAAGTATTGATTACCGCTTGTCAACGTACCAGTCACATTCCTACGCAAGCTGGGCAACTGCACCGTGTTATAGATGCGTTGCTCCGTCTGCTCAATCATGCGATTGAGATCAACTGTAGGGAAATTATTCTCTACGTAAGCGTTAACGGCTGTGACTAATTCGCTGTAATACATTATGCCATTGGCCCTCTAGCCATCCTACCTTTTGTTTGCGTAGATGTACCACGTACAACGATACCAGAAGTCTTTGTGGGTGGGTATTCATTGCTGCGGCTATTGGCCACAGATACATTAGCATTACGCAAATACTCTTTGTTGCTTTCAACCCCAGCGTGAACGCTAGTAACACTTACGGGCTTATCATCCATCGTATGTGGGGGTGCATATTCAGAGGCTGGGCCGTTGAATTTTTTTGCTGGCTTATGAATAGCAGGGCTATTCTTTTTGGTTGGTTTGACTTGAGTTGCCATATTAACCACCTCTACCGGAAGAACGTTGATTCATGACCTTGGCCATACCGCGTCCATATTTCAGCATGTTGGCATTTGTTTTACCGCCAGCAGCCATGTGTTTAGTGTGATGCATCATTTTTTCATGATGTTTTACTTCTTTTTTCGCTTCTTTATCAGCGATGTGTTTAACTGTTTTCTTATCCATTTTCAACTCCCTGTGATAGTGACTGTACCCACATACGTCGTTGCAACCAAATAATTAGGTGTTAACCCCGTATCAAAATTTCTTGCCCCACCAACAGGATTCCAGCCCCATTGTGTATCTCTTGAACCCCCTGCTGGCGTACCTTGACCCACAATTGTGTAGTCATTCGGATTGACTGAATCCACCTGCAAACCTGTGGTTCCAGAAGCCTCATACGATAAATCAGGTCTTGGCTGCCTAACTGCTTGCGGATCATCAACTGGATACATACCCAATTGAAGTTGCGGCTGGTCAGGATCCCAACACTCAGGACAAACTTTCAGTTGATATAGTTTAGTCTTAATGACCTCAAACTTCAACTGTTTTAACTTGTACCTCTGTCCACACCGATCACACTCGGCAATCGAGTATTTACCTGATGCAAACCTGTTACCCATTATGGAGTACTTCCACCAATAAACTGTTGACGCGGCACAAAGCGTATTGCAGCTTTCTCACGATCTTCCCCTGCCGCTATTTCAAATTGTTCGTCGTACACTTGCTTTAGCATTTGAATCCTAGGCATTAGCTCAGGAACTTTCATTGCAATGTGATACGCCAATCCTGCTGCGACCACAGGTAAAAACCTGAAAGTCATATCTCCAGTTTCTATGCCAGTTCCCGCGTCCTGTACCCTGCGCATGCGCCAGTAAACAAACGTATACGTTGTTGAACCATCGGGCGTCGGCCACACAGTAATGGCTGGAATTTGTGGAACGTACACGGCTGTGTTTGTATCACCCCCAGTGTATGCAGTCGGTGTTGTGTTGTTTTGACCTCTAAAACAATTACCTAGGGTATTCCCTGATATGTAAGAGTAATAAATGATTTCACCAGATGTAGATCCAAGTTGTATATACCCTTGGGCTGCCATATCGTACGTACTGGTAAGCGTAATTGAGGTATCTGTAGTACCTATGCTAGAAGCAAGGTAAACCTGTACAGGCTGAGCATTAGACCCCGGAATGGGCGACGCATAAAGCGGGTTAGTCTCACCAGAATTTCTTTGCACCAAGACTTGAATAGGTCTTGCTTGCGTTAACTTATTTGGGATTGTGGCATACGTACTGACACTAATACGCGTGATATTTAAGTCAGCTTGATTGCTAGTGCTATTAGCATTGGTACGTATAACATGATCCAAAAGATCAATGGTATCGGGCGGAATTGGGTAGGTATTTAAACCTTGCGTCAAAGTAAACGACTGCTGTTGAATCGTCCACATGTTGATGCCACGATTCTGCCATTCTATCGTCATCAAGTTCATTGACCTGCGGGCAGTACGCAAGTCATAGCCCGTGCGCATCTCACGACCAGCACGCTCCCACGCTTCCTCGGCTAAATCCGTGAAGTCAAGGTCGAATGCAGAGGTGCCGGAAGTACTCATTGTGCGGGGGCCTCAGTAGCTACTGGAGTTTCAACTACGGTCTCTACTTCTTCTGGTGCTTCAACAACAGGATCAGCAGGAGTATCAACGACAACAGGTGCAGGATCCTCAGCGGGTGCTGGAAGACAGCTTTCTAAACCATTGATGATATCCAAAAGTCTATCTTCAACGTGACCATTTGCCATTAGCTGGTGTGTTGCTCTGATATCTAATTCGTCGATTAGAAATTCAAGATTATTTTGGAGAAAATCAGGTAAGCTCATTTTGCTGCTCTCATATTGTCAATTAAATTAGGGTAGGGCCTACCTGCTTTTTTAGCCGCTGCTTTTGCTTTGGCTTTCTTAGCAGGGCTAAGCTTTTTGTGCTTTTTGGCTGGGTTAGGGGTATCCCACACCTCACCACCGTGCTTGTACAGCGACACATCGTTTGGATGATCCTTACGATGTATTATCTTTTTACCCGGCATCTTTGACGGGTTCATGACGCCCATACCACGGCTCGCCATCATTACATTTTTCCCCCGCCACATGCGCACTTGGTATGCCCTTTACGAGCAATACCGTCAGCACGGTGATGTGGAGAAGCCATTCCACCCTTTTTCATACCCGGCATAGCCCCACCAGGGGCTGCCATAGGCGCAGCAGGAGCCATGGGAGCAGCCATTGGCGCTCTCATCATAGGTCTACGCATTGGTGCTCTCATTTTTTGCTCCTAGGGGCTTATTTGTGGCCGTGTTTGTGCATTTTTTCGACGTGTTCATGGTGATGAACGTGTCCGCCATGCTTCATGTGGTGACCATCATGGTGTTTTAGGTGTTTTTCCACGTGTTCATGGTGATGAATGTGGCCACCGTGAGCGTGATGATGTCCCTCATGCTCTTTCATGTGGTGTGCAACGTGCTCATGGTGGTGTTTTACGTGTCCACCGTGCTTCATACCGTGAACATGGTGGTGTTCTTCGGGATGGGGATGCTGAACATGGTGCAATTCGGTCTTTCCGTGGTGTTTTGTACCACCGCTATGGAAAGGATGCTTGTGGTCGGCGATGTGATCGTGATGTTTCATGATGTTTCCTTACTTTTTATGGTGGGTTTTACCACCGTGCTTCATACCCAAGGGCTTACCTGCACCCATTTTAGGCTCCATAGCACGTGTATGGCCCTTTTTCTGGATGCTGTGCTCACCATGTTTGAGCTTGCCGCCCACTTCAGCCTTGCCCATCTTAGCAGTTGTCATACCGCTTTTCTCAGCAACGCCATGCTTACCAGTGGTCATGCCACCAGAAGCCATTTTTTTAACATGATGCTTAGCGTGACCGCCGTGCTTCATGCCTTTTGCCTCAGAACGCTCTTCTTTAGCAAGCTTTTCGAGGGTCTTTGCTTGACGCAACTCTTTAGTTTTTTCCGATTTCATGATTCCACCTTGTTTAAATGTGCGGCCTTTGTCCGCTTTACTGAACTCTTGCCCCACATTTTGAGGGACTCCTGCTTTCTTGGCGAACGCTGGGGAATGAGCGACCGCCTGCATAAAATTATGCTGCTTCTTCGATACACTCGGCATGACGTCTCCTAAGAAATTCTTTGCGCCAATTACAATTTTTGCAGAGTAATTGAT